TTTGATATTTTTTGTTTATATTCATCATATTTTTCTGAATTTTTAAATTTTTGAAATCCTTTTTTGGCTAATTCAATTCTTTCAATTTCACACTCTTCCGATTTTCCTAATAGCATTTTCCATGCAATATAGTCTTCTTTTTTTCCATATTGTTCGAATAGAAGCCTGTGTGCATTTGCATGTTCTTCGACTGTTAATTCTATTAAATTTGAAGGATCATTGCTTCCACCCGAATGTTTTGGTATAATATGATGAATGTGTTTCATGCGTAGGTATGATTATATATATAAATGAGGTAATATATGAGCGATTTTTTAAATAATATTGTGAAAATTTCTGGCAATAAATATGCATCTGTTGTTTCTACTGGCATCGACGGAAGCGATGTAACAGGATTTATAAACTCTGGTAGTTATATTTTTAATGCTCTAGTGTCTGGATCTTTGCATGGTGGATTTGCAAATAATAAAATTACTGCAATTGCTGGTGAATCCGCTACGGGAAAGACTTATTTTGCTTTAAGCACAGTTAAAACTTTTTTAGATGAAAATCCAACTGGAATTGTTCTGTATTTTGATACAGAACAGGCAGTAACATCTGATATGATTTCGAGTCGTGGGATTGATACATCGCGCATAGCAATTCTTCCTGTTGCAACAATAGAAGAATTTAGACACCAGGCTATTAGCATTGTAGATGAATATCTCAAGGAAGATGAAGGAAAGAGAAAACCAATGTTTATGGTATTGGATTCTCTTGGAATGTTATCTACTTCGAAGGAAATGCTTGATACGTCAGAGGGTAAAGAGACAAGAGATATGACAAGAGCACAGATAATTAAAGCAACATTTAGGGTATTAACTCTAAAGTTGGGCGTTGCAAAAATTCCATTGGTTATCACAAATCATGTCTATTCCAGTATGGGTATGTTTCCAACAACAGAATTGTCAGGTGGCAACGCTCTTAAATACGCGGCATCCACTATAGTATTCCTATCGAAGAGAAAGGATAAGGATTCTTCTGGAGATATTATTGGAAATATAATTAATTGTAAACTGTTCAAAGGTAGGTTTACCAAGGAGAATAAGGTGGTGTCTGTGAAACTAAACTATGACACTGGCTTGGATCCATACTATGGTCTTGTCGATCTTGCACTTGAGTCTGGTATCTTCGCCAAGACCAGCACTAGAATCACCCTTCCTGATGGGTCGAGTGCATTCGAAAAGAACATTTATGAAAACCCACAGAAGTATTTTACCGCTGATGTAATGGAAAAGTTGGACCAGGCAGCTAACAAGCAATTCAAGTACGGCTCAAATGAACATTGAAAAGGTAATTTTTCAAAATCTAGTAAAGAATGAAATCTATGCTAGGAAGGTTGTTCCTTTCCTCAAGAAAGAATACTTTCATGACAGGATTGACAATCTAGTATTTACTCTCATACATGAGTTCATCGTGGAGTATAACGCGCTTCCCACCAAGGAGGCGATTGTTATTTCGATGGACAAGAAAAAGACATTGCAGCAGGATGAATGTCAAAAGACATTGTCCCGCGTCGATGATATCTACGGAGATTTCGATGAGTGTTCGTTGGATTGGTTGATGGATGAGACTGAAAATTTCTGCAAGGAAAAGGCCGTCTACAATGCCATCATGAATTCCATTAACATCATCGATGGAAAGGAACAGACACCAACGACTGCAATTCCAGACATCTTGTCCAAGGCTTTGTCTGTGTCTTTTGACACGCACATTGGACATGATTATGTCGAAGACTATCAGAAGCGATATGAATTCTACCACAAGGTGGAACAGAAGATTCCATTTGACCTTGAGGTGTTCAATGAAATCACAGCGGGTGGTATCGTTCCAAAGACCCTGTCGATAGTCATGGCGGGAACTGGTGTTGGAAAGTCTCTGTTTCTATGCCACTATGCCGCAAGTTGTCTGAAGCAACACAAGAATGTTCTATACATCACATGTGAGATGTCAGAAGAAAAGATCGCAGAGCGCATAGATGCAAATATCCTTGACATCGCCATCAAGGATATCAAGGATCTTCCGTTGAATGTGTATGAAAAGAAAATCCACAATAGTTGTGGTGGATTCAAAGGCAAGTTGATCATCAAGGAATATCCAACATCAACAGCCAATGCGAATCATTTCAGATTTCTATTGGATGAGTTGAAGCTAAAGAAGAAGTTTGTTCCAGATATCATATTCATAGATTATCTGAATATTTGTGCTTCTTCAAGAATTAAGGGAGGTAAAGTTAATTCTTATGAATATATCAAGGCTATTGCTGAGGAGATACGCGGAATTGCAGTCGAGTATAATGTTCCTGTATTCACTGCTACCCAGACAAATCGGGAAGGATTTGCCAATACTGATCCTGATCTCACTAACACTTCAGAATCATTCGGGCTTCCGATGACTGCCGATTTCATGGTGGCATTGATCAGCACTGATGAACTCGAAGATATGAACAACATCATGGTAAAGCAACTCAAGAACAGGTATAATGAGCGATTAGGCAACAAGAAGTTCCTAGTTGGCATAAATCGTGCAAAGATGAAGCTTTATGATGTTGTGTCTTCCTCTTCCACGGTCAATGCCATTTCACTAGGACCAAAGAAAAGTGGACCTGATGATTTTTTCCGACGAAGAAAAGTCACTACTACCGATGATTGGAACATGTGATGTCTGTCTATATCGATAAAAAGTATATCAATCTGATTTCTCCAATGCTTCCGAAGTTCAAGTGGAAGAAGGACAATCTTGCAAATTGCAGATGTCCAGTGTGTGGAGATTCCACGAAGAGTAAAGGAAAGGCTAGAGGTTACTTCTTTGTCAAGAATAATAATTTTTTCTATAAATGCCATAACTGTGGCGTTGGATTTAGTGTCTATAATTTTCTACAACATATTTCACCATCTCTATGCAAGGAGTATTCGATGGAGAGATTTGTTAATGGTGAAAATCGCGGAAACTATCCAAAGCCTACCATTCAGACTGTCTATCCTGTTGCTAATAGCAAACCTAAGCACTATAGTTTCCAATATCTCAGCGATCTTCCAAAGGATCACAAGGCTGTCAGGTATGTTCTTGGCAGAAACATACCAGAGGATAGATGGAACGATATCGGATATACGGAAGATGTAAGCAAACTTGCAGAGGAATTTGATGAAAAATACAATCAAAGGTTTATATCGGAAGATCGTCTTGTGGTGGTTATTCGCAATAGCAATGGTATATGCGGATTTCAATGCAGAACGTTCAATCCCAAAACAAAAAGAGGACTGAAATACTTCACATTGAAGCATGACAACGATCTTTGCTATTATGGATTGAATTCTCTGAATGTAGAGAAGAAATTTTACGTTTTGGAAGGACCGATAAATTCAATGTTCATTCCAAATAGCATAGCAACCCTGGGATCTGCTAACTTTCTTCAAGTAGACGAAAAGCTAAACGACAAGAACGCAGTATATGTGATTGATAATGAACCATATAAACTAGAAACTATCAAGTTGCTTGATGTGTTGATACAGAAGGGAAAGACCGTATGCATCTTTCCAAGCAATGTAACGCAAAAGGATATAAACGACATGGTCATGTCTGGTTTGAATCCACAAAAGATAATTGATGAAAATACTTACACGGGCCTTATGGCTAGAATGGTTTTTAACAAATGGAAGAAGATGAATATCTAAACGAAGATGATGACCTCAATGAAGCAGAGCAACTTTATCTGATGAAAAAATTGTTTGATTCTGTGATGGTTTTTAATTCACATTTTGCCTATTATATAAAGCAAAATAATGGAGAGTTGTTCAAGCGCGCCGTCGATTATGCCAAAACCTTTACAGAAGAGGATGTTCCTGGTATAATAATGCATTACATCGAAGAGGATACAGAAGATGACAAAGAAGATAAATCTACTTGATAAAGGCCATGTCGAATATATCGACCACATGGGAGATGATTTGACTGTTGTTAATGCCGCAAGAGTCTCATTCAATAAGGAAAGCGATTGGGAAGGTGAGCAGAAGTGGACTGGTGAGATTTCTGGTAAGAAGTTGTCTGACCGCGATGAAAAACTCATCTCCTATCTTGCAAAACACAACCATTGGACCCCGTTCGCACACCCGCAGATTACGCTGAGGATCAAAGCCCCAATGTTCATACGAGCACAACTGGGAAAGCACCAGGTTGGTCTTGTGATGAATGAAGTTTCTCGTAGGTATGTCACCGACAAGCCAGAGATCTATATTCCATCGTGGAGAGCAGCACCAACGAATGGTGCAAAGCAGGGTAGTTCTGGCTTCATGGCTGTGAATCCATATGTGACAGAGATGTATGAAAACATATGCGATGATTCTCTTGGAGTGTATGAAGATCTGCTGAAGCAAGGTGTAGCACCAGAACAGGCAAGATCTGTACTTCCACAGGGTACATATACCGAGTGGTGGTGGACTGGCTCTCTTAGTGCATTTGCGCGAGTATACGTGCAACGAATCGACCCACATGCACAGTGGGAAATACAACAATATGCAACGGCAATATCTGAAATTATATCGCCATTGTACCCAGTGTCTTGGAATGCGTTGACCAAGACAACTAAATATGAAGCAACAAAGGAGTGATATGAATAATTTACCAAGTCAGTATCAGGAATTTATCTACAAGAGTAGATATTCCCGTTGGATTGAGAATGAAAACCGTCGTGAGTCATGGCCCGAGACTGTGAAGAGATACTTTGATTTCTTCGAGAAGCATCTTCTTGAAAATCACAATTTTAAAGTTGATCCAGAGACAAGATCAAAACTGGAAAATGCAGTATTGAATCTGGAAATCATGCCTAGCATGAGAGCACTCATGACGGCTGGTGAAGCATTGCGCCGTGATAACACGGCAGGATATAATTGTTCTTATGTGGCAATAAATAATATTCGCGCATTTGATGAAATTCTCTATATTTTGATGTGCGGAACTGGCGTTGGATTTAGCGTGGAGCGTCAATATGTTGAGAAACTTCCTACAATCGCTGAACAGTTCACTGATTCGGAAACCATTATTGTGGTACAGGACAGTAAAACTGGTTGGGCTAAAGCGTACCGAGAATTGGTATCCCTTCTTGTTGGAGGTCAAATTCCAAAATGGGACTTGTCTAAGATACGTCCTGCTGGGGCTAGACTCAAAACCTTTGGTGGTAGAGCTTCTGGGCCAAGACCCCTCGATGATCTCTTTCTCTTCACCACTGATACTTTTAGAAGAGCGGCGGGAAGAAAACTTACTTCCATCGAATGTCACGATATTGTTTGCAAGATCGCAGAGATTGTCGTTGTCGGAGGCGTTAGACGCTCTGCGCTTATTTCGCTGTCGAATCTCACCGACGAAAGAATGCGCGAAGCTAAAACTGGATCTTGGTGGGAACAAAATCCTCAACGAGCCTTGGCAAACAATTCGGTTGCCTTCAAAGAGAAGCCAGAAATTGGAACTTTCATGGAAGAATGGATCTCTTTGTATAAGTCAAAGAGCGGGGAAAGGGGCATCTTCAATCGGGATGCTTGCAAGAAGGCTATCTCGAAACTAGGTGATCGCAGAGATCCAAACCATGAGTGGGGAACAAATCCATGCAGTGAGATTATTCTCCGTGATAAGGAATTCTGCAATCTGACTGAGGTTGTTGTCAGACCAGAGGATACGTTTGAATCACTTCAACGCAAAATAGAACTTGCAACCATACTTGGAACATGGCAGGCATCGCTGACTCATTTCCCATATCTTTCCTCTTCTTGGGTAAAGAATTGCAAGGAAGAAGCACTTCTAGGTGTATCGCTGACAGGCATCATGGATAACAAGATGATGCGAAATGGAAATCCGACACCAACAACTACTCTTCCAGATATTCTGACTGCATTCAAGAATGTAGCAATCAAGACGAATAGCGAATGGGCAAATCGGATTGGAATCAATCCAGCGGCTGCTATTACTTGCATCAAGCCATCGGGAACAGTTTCTCAGTTGACCGACGCTGCATCTGGTATTCACGCCCGTCACAGTGAATACTACATCCGCACTGTTCGTGCAGACCGCAAAGATCCGCTCTGCCAGATGATGATGGATTTGGGTTTCCCACATGAGCCTTGTGTAATGAAGCCAGACCATACTATGGTATTTTCATTCCCAATGAAAGCAGAGGGTTCGATCACACGTAATGACATGACAGCGATTGAGCATCTTGAACTTTGGCTGATATACCAGAGACACTGGTGCGAGCATAAGCCATCCATCACAATCACGGTTCGTGAGCATGAATGGATGGAGGTTGGCGCATGGGTGTATAAGCACTTTGATGAGATTAGCGGTATTTCATTCCTACCACATTCGGATCATAGCTACAAGCAAGCACCATATCAGGAATGCACCAAGATTGCATATACTGCTTTGCTCGTAGAAATGCCAAAGGATGTGGACTGGAGCCTGCTGAAAAACTACGAAAGAGAAGATACCACCAAGGGAACTCAGACATATGCCTGTACTGGCGACAAATGTGAAATCGTAGACTTGACTACATAATAATAACCCCACTTAAGATAGCATCTTAGGTCCGACAACCCCCAGAAATGGGGGTTGTTTCTTTGGACATAAATACTTAAATAATGATAAAATTTCTGAAAGGGTTATTAGAATTAATCATGAAAATACTAAAAAACGTCTTCGTAGATCTACCAATGTTTCTGACCAGAAATAATTTTACTGGCGATCTAAACATCAGACGGGATTCTTTGGCAATAAAGGATTCCATTAAAAATATAATTCTAACCCTATTTCATGAAAGACCATTCGATCCCGAATTCGGTACTAATGTTTTGACTGGATTGTTTGAAAATCCCAGTGATTTTTCATTCTATGTTGAAAACACAATTGCAACAGGTCTTGAACGATACGAACCTCGTATAAAATTAACAAATATAACAAGCACATTTGAAGATAGAACTTTAAGTATATTAATACAATTTAAAATTTTAAATTATGATGTATATGATCAGCTGTCTTTTACCCTTGACAGCTCAAGATATCTGCGAGTTCCACAAGCACCAGATAGAACCATACCATTCCAGGAACAATTTGATATTGTATTCAAGTATCTGATTTATAGATACGAACCAGGTTGGTCAGCATCGAATGATATTTTAGGTAAGCAAGAAACTTTAAATTATCTTGGTATTTCTGGTGCATCAAATCCATTTGAAACTGGTGGTGCTATCAGAAGTGCATTCCAATTTGTAGCTAATCCAAGCACAATAGGAGCCTCTGCTGGTTGGTTTGATCCCATAATAAATCCAAGATACTTTGCTCAGACTGTAAGACAAGCATATAAACCATTTGAAAGAGCCAGATCACCGCAACAAGCAAGTCATAAGTTTATTGCATACAACAGTGCTGGACTCTTCGCTCAGGATGTGTACTACAATAAAGGTGGTCCAACGAATACTTTCTTCAAGACTGGAGAAAATTTCAGATGGTATCCAGATTTCGTTGATACAAGCGATTCATTCAGACAAACCCATACAAAAATATTGGGTATGAACGTTGATAGAAATTATCAAAATAAAATAAGTAGATTTTTCCTACACAGTCCTTATGGAGCGTTTGGAACAGTTATTAACAATGCAAGTCGATCTGGTGTCGGTTCGTGGAGAAGTATACCTTGGCTTACCAACAGATATGTAACAGAAGCTTATAGGTTTGATTCATATCTTATGGCAAGAGAAAACACAACAATACGAGACATGTTGGCGGATCCATCCGTAACTAGAAATGCAAATCTTGGAGTTGTAATAAATGGTGTTGCAGACACATATCTGAATACACAATACAGCGGATTAACATTCCCCGCTGGAATGTATTCAATTACTCAAGGATATGGTAGAGAAGGTGGTCATACATTACCAGTAACAGTAGGTACTCCTTGGGTAAAATATCCAACGGGTATTACATGGACTGGTGGTTGGTTCGGTGGTCAGCCAGCTGGATTGTGTTTTGACAAAAGAACATTGATTATGTTCGATGGATCTACATTTGGTCTAACAGCACCAACATTGAATGATCCATCAACCTCATCCGCTGGATTACCAGCAGGATCATTGCAGGGAATTTCCTACGAATTTGGAGAGAGACTTATTCAATCACTGGATGATTTGTCTGCTGAATGGTCGGATAGAGCAGAGTTCATAGCTTATCTTGGTCTATTACCATACGGTCCACTCTATGAAACTGAAGTTCCTTGGATGTTCTTCAAAGATCCTACAGTTCCAGAAAATGTTCGTTACATGAAATGGAGACTCGATGCTTCTGTTTCTCACTGGAAGGAAAAATTTAAATCTCCAATCGATGGATTTGCCCATGTGTTCATGGATGCCAGTGCAGTAATAGATAGAACCTATCATCAATATCAGGCTCCATCATATACACAGTGGAAAAATATAACTCCATCTGGAGTAAGTTTTGTTGAAAATATTCCAGTATCTTGGGCGAGAGATCAATACAATTATACTAGAGGTCCAAGCGGCCCAGATGCAGATAAGGGAGTTATATTAGGTACTGAAACTTTTGCACATTATATGTTCAAACACGATGCCTATTATCTGGATAGTAC